GAATCAGACGTCCCGTTTTCTGTACGGCCAGCACCTGGATCTCCATTTTCGCCTTCACTGCCCTGTTCCTCTTTCTGGAACAGGATGTCATCCGCAAAGCCAAGCTCCACCGCCTTCTTTGCATTGAACCAGGTCTCGTCATCCATCATGTGTGAGAGCCTTGCACGGGTAAGCCCCGTCTTGAATTCATAGGCATTCAGGATAGATTCCTTGACCTCATTCAGCATGGCGATTGCTTTCTGCATATCCTTCGCCTCACCCATTGCCATCGTTGCAGGATTATGGATCATCATCATAGCCACCGGGGATACACAGACCGTATCTCCTGCCATAGCGATCACGGATGCTGCTGAAGCTGCAATACCATCAATCTTGACCGTCACACTTCCCTTATAATCACGGAGCATGTTATAGATCTGGGCTGCTGCAAACACATCACCGCCCGGTGAATTGATCCACACCGTGATATTTCCATTTCCGGCATTCAGCTCATCTTTGAAAAGCTGCGGGGTGACTTCATCCCCGTACCATGTTTCATCCGAAATCATGCCATTTAAAAAGAGCGTCCTTTCCATGTCAGGCACGCTCTCATCTTCATTCCTTATCCAGTTCCAAAACTTCTGCTTCATCGTTTACCTCTCTTTCCGCTGTTTTCCTGTGCCGGAGTGTTCTGCTGTCCTGTATCTGTCTTTGCAAAAGCCCCTGCATCCTCAAGTTTGGTCATTGCTCCGTTTATCAGATACAGGTTTCCTCCCTGCTCATCCGGGATTGGGTTCATGTTCTCCATCTCACGGATATCATTGGCAGAAAACCACCCGTTCTGCCTTCCGACCGCATAGCCGTTCATCCTTGACTGGTAGTCCCCTCTCAGCAGACCATCCACATTCAGTTTGATAAAATACTTTCCTTTTTCTCCCGGCAGAAGGAGTGATCTCTGTAAAGACTGCTCCCACCGGATCACCCACGGGTCAAGTGTGTATTTTACAAACTCCAAGGACTGCTGCTCGATATTGGAAAAGCTCGACTTATCAAGATCACCGACCATATGCGGCGGTATCCTGTAAAGCCTTGCGATCTCATTGATCTGGAATTTCCTTGTCTCAAGAAACTGTGCTTCTTCCGGCGGGATGCCTATCTGCTGATACTTCATGCCTTCTTCAAGCACTGCTATCTTGTGTGCGTTATTCACGCCACGGTATACGGAGTTCCAGGATTCCCTCACCTTTGATGGATCTTTCAGAACTCCCGGATGCTCCAAAACACCGCCCGGATTTGCCCCGTTCGCAAAGAAACTCGCCCCGTATTCCTCACAGGCAAGCGTCATGCCGACAGCGTTCTTTGCCATCGCAATCGGAGAATATCCAATCAGCCCGTCAAATCCCAGTCCGGGTATATGAAGCACATCCTCGGCTTTCAGCCTGATATCTCCATATTCCTTGAACATGGGGTTTTCATCACTGTTTCTGGAATACACATAATAGATGTTTCCACGGTCATCCCTCTGCACATCCATCTTATCTGGAAGGAGCGGATAAAGCCCAAGCACCCTTCCAGCACCGTCCCTTATGATCTGGGCATACGCATTTCCCCATATTAAAAGATGACTCATCAGTGTTTCCCTGAACACAAATGAAGTCATCTCCGGGTTCGGCTCGTCATGGAGCAGATAATATAAAGGATGGTCATGCACCAGCTTCTTGCCACCGTCATCCTGATACTCATATACATGAAGCGGTAAAGACGCCACTGCTTCTGCAAGGATTCTGACACAGGCATATACTGCCGTGGTCTGCATTGCAGTTCTTTCGTTTACAGGCTTTCCGCTTGTTGTCCTTCCGAACAGAAACGAATATCCCGCATCTGCTGCCTTGTCCACAGGTTTATCCCTCGCCTGTCCAAATCCAAATAAACTCTTAATTCCCATACGATACCTCCGCTGTTAAAATATTATAATTCCTCTGTCATCATATACACTTCCGTCACTGCCTTCGTTTCTGATTGCACGGTCAAGTGCCATAACGGTTGCAACAGCCCCATCGATCTTCTCCGTAGATTTTTCTTTATCCATTTTGATGTTTCCTGCGGGATCCTGACGGACAAACACATTATCCATCATCCACCGCAGCACCTTATGACCGCCATGTGCGATCCGCCCTTCCAGCGTCAGCTTCATCAGCTCCTTGGTCGGTGGACTCATATCCTTATATCCCTGTCCAAATGGAACAACGGTAAATCCCATGCCCTCAAGGTTCTGCACCATCTGTACTGCTCCCCATCGGTCAAAGGCGATTTCCTTAATATGGAATTTCGTACCAAGTTCATCAATAAACTGTTCAATGAATCCATAATGGATGACATTTCCTTCCGTAGTCTTTAAACACCCTTCGGCTGCCCAGACATCATACGGAACATGATCCCTTCGTACACGCAGTTTCATATTATCCTCCGGTATCCAGAAATACGGAAGGATCACATACTTCTCGGTATCATTCCTTGGCGGGAACACAAGCACGAATGCCGTGATATCCGTAGAACTTGAAAGGTCGAGTCCGCCATAGCATTCCCTTCCGAGAAGCTCCTCTTCATTCACTGCAAAGGAACAGGCATCCCACTTATCCATCTGCATCCACCGGGTGCTCTGTTTCACCCACTGATTCAGACGGAGCTGCCGGAACACATTCTCCTCTGCCGCATTCTCTTTTGCACTGATATATGCATTCTGCACTTTCTCAATATCAATCGTGTATCCAAGTGACGGATTTGCCTTATACCACACATCCTCACTCGACCAGTCATCCTCATCAGAAGCCCCATAAATTACCGGATAAAAAGTCGGGTCGATCTTTCTTCCTTCAATAATATCCAGAGCCTTCTGATGCTGTTCAAAACACACGGAATTCCTGTCTGTCCCGGCTGTTGTGATCAGGAAGAACAATGGCTGTGTTCTGGCATCACCAGAACCTTTGGTCATGACATCGAACAGTTCCCGGTTCGGCTGTGCATGCAGCTCATCAAAGATGACCGCATGGACATTCAGACCGTGCTTGGTGTACGCCTCTGCCGACAGCACCTGATAGAAGCTGTTGGTCGGTTTATATACAAGCCTTTTTACGGACATGACGGGCTTGATCCTTTTCTTCAGTGCCGGACACTGGTCTACCATATCCACCGCAACATCGAATACGATGGAAGCCTGCTGTCTGTCGGAAGCACAGCCGTAGACCTCTGCTCCCCACTCACCGTCACCGCATGTCATATACAGTGCAATTGCAGCCGCCAGCTCCGATTTTCCGTTTTTCTTCGGTATCTCACAGTAGCAGGTATTGTATTGCCTGTATCCGTTTTCCTTTACCGTCCCATAAAGGGTACGGATGATCTCATCCTGCCAGGGGAGAAGTTCAAACGGAACTCCCCTCCACCTTCCTTTGGTGTGTTTCAGGCAGTTTATAAAATTGACTGCATGATCTGCTTTTGCTTCATCAAACATTATCCTGCACCGCCTTTCACAAGCAGAAGCTCCATTTCATCATTCTGCTTATCTTCCCCGCTGTCCGTGGAGATACGGCTTCTTGCAGACGGGGTCAGTCCGAACTGCTCACAGAACTTATTCATGATCTTCAGATATGTCTGTGCGATGGATACCTGCGGTACCTGCTGCCAGTATCCGCTCGGGGTCTTTACGATGGTCCCGTGCTGTGTAATAAACTCCTCTGCTTCTTTCCATCTCGCATATGCCTGACAGTATCCTGCGAATGCTGCCATATCTATTTCTGTCAGGATGCCGAGATGCTCCAGCTGTTTCGCCATCCTTCTCCATTCTTTCTTTGCCTCATCCTCAAGCCATGCCGGACAGCGCGGGGCTTTTTTCTCCGGCTTTGGTTCGCCCGTATTAAGGCTTCTCTTGCCCGGATTGCCCTCAAGCACCTTTACTGCCGTAGGCTTTGGTTTTCTTCCTCTTTGTGCCACTGTCCTCACCTCCCTGTAAAAATGGCAACAAAAAAAGACTCCCGAAGAAGCCTTTTTACATAACCGCTATCTGTTTGACCTGTGTATGGTCTCTATAATTTCTTCCTGTTCTTCCCTGCTCACGCCCATGCTTGCAAGTGCCTCACGGGTTCCACAGTCTGGACAGATAAGCGTCTGGTTATCTTCCCTTGAAAGGGCAGGTGTCCGTGTGTATCCTGCCCCGCATTTCGGGCAGATCCTTATTCTTAATGTTTCAGTCTTCATATCCTGCCTCCTTCACCGCCCTGATCTGTGCCTCGGAAAGATAATGCTCATCAAATCCGAAACTGATATAACCTTCAAGGCATGTTCTTACATAGGAAAGGGAAGGAATCCCGATTTTCCGCTCTTCGTGCATGATATACACAAAGCATTTTCTTTTTCTTATTTTTCCTGTCCGTATTCCCTTGATATCCAGTTCCATATCCTTTTTGTAATAAAAAACAGGGCATCCTTCATAACGGTCAAGTGCCTCTTCATCTGCTTCGGTAACGGTCCAGACCGCAACGGGAACCTCACTGCCTTTCTTCGGCTCAATCGTAAGGTATGCCCCTGTAAGGCTTCCCTTGAAAAGCAGTTCGTAATCCTTGATGACCGCAGTCCCCATGACCTTTGCGGTCGGACAACGCATTTTCATCTGCCGTAAATTCAGGTTGCTGCCATAAGCAATGTAATATCTTTTCTCCATAATGCTCCATCCTTTCTGAAGGGAACACCCTTCTACCACCTTAAGACCGCACATGGCGGTCAATGCTCCAAGGTGGCAGGAGGCTGTTCTCTTCAAGCAGCTCTTCCGCTTCTGAAAGCAGTGTCTCCTGCAAGTCTCTTTGTAAGGATGTCCCTTGCGGTCTTGAATTCATCCCCGATGAATCCGAGGCGTAAAAGCCAAGTCCTCATTGCATATTTCGGATTTTCTGTCTGCTGCGGTTTCGGGCTTGCCGTCCTTACTTCCTTTGCCATCTGGCTTAAGGCAAGGCAGAGCTGGATGTAGCTTTTCAGCTGTCCCGCATGCAGTCCGTTCAGCTTTCCGTCAGCCGGAGCATCAAATTGGAAAAGTCTGAACTCGACCGTTCCCTTTGTGAATGTTGCATGGTAGTTTAACATATGGTATCGGCTGTCATTGTAATGGTGGTCTCTTCCGTAGCTTGCCCCGTTTGCCGTGTACCAGATGTCTGCAAGGGCTGCCATCGTTTTTGGTTTCTTTTTATTGAGTTCCTTAAGGAATCTTGGGTCTACCGTTTTGCAGTAGCGGTTCATCCGCCAGCTGTCGAGGTTTAAGGCATCCGCTAAAAGGTTCTCGTGTCCCGCCATGATGTTTGCAAGATTTCGTAAAGTCTGCGGTGTGTGTCCATTTGCTCCGATGTGGATGTGGACTCCGCATCCCCTTGTTGCATCACTCTTGGCTCCCGCATGTCTGAGCTTTCTTATCAGTTCCTGAAGAAGTTCGATGTCTTCGTAGTGAAGGATCGGTGTGACCAGCTCGCATTTTTTATCATCTGGTCCCGCAATGCTGACATCTTTCTGGAATTTCCATTCCCTTCCGCTTGCATCCCATGCGGACCATGTATAATATCCGTTTCTGGAAGCCGTGTTTTCAAATCTTCCTGTTCCGAAGAATGCCGCTGCAAGTTCTGCAGCCTTATCCCTTCGGATGTTATTCATCTCAACCTCGACCCCGATGGTCTGTTTCTTCATTTCCTCGATCTGCTTTGTAATCCTTTCGTTCATGGCTTGTACCTCCGTTTGTTTTCTTCCCTTTCGGTAGGTACATATTCGCTCTAAAACACACATATATCCAGTTATATCGCACCCATAAACTGCACAAAGATCTGTTCCGAAACCTGTGTAAATTATGACAATCCCTTTTTCATCGGCATCATCATTTCTAAATATTTCTGGGCTTCATTTTCATCCATCTGTCCGAGTTTTTCGTATACTATCCATTCTTCCTCTGTCTGTGGTGCTGGCAGCGGATATGGATATCTTCCTAACAGATATTCCAAAGAGACCTGAAATTCATTGGCGATGCTGACTGCCTCTGCAATGCTCATCTTAACTTCACCATTCATAAGTTTCTTTGCTCTCTGTCTTTTTAAACCACACCGTTCTGCAAGTTCAGGGATTCCTATCCCATGAATCTTTACGAGCTCCTGCAGCCGTTCTGCAATCACTTTTTCAATGCCGTCTGTCTGCACCTCCCGGACCTCTGTCTGCGAAAGCGGTTCTATAT